CCCGCTATCATTATCAATTTATTGTATTTTCCACTTAATTCATCTGCTGCTTCAAGTGGATTCTTTATTGTTGATCTACTTTGAAAAATATTCTTTTTATTTGAAAACATCCCTTTCAAATACCTCATCTTTTGTTTATGAGTAAGAGGATTCTTTCTTGAATCTTGAGTATGACTACCATAAATAAAGGCGGTTCCACCTTCACGTTGAGTAACTGCAATTACTGCATTTATCAATTTTTCGTGTCCGATAGTAGGAGGATTGAATCTCCCAAATGCAAATACTGCTGTTTTCATTATTTCGCCTGATCTAAACTACTAATTTTTTTAATTTTACTACCTTTACCCTGACCTTTAAAGTCTCCTGTTAAATCATAAGTAGGAGGCCATTGATTCCAACCTTTTGAACCTTTATCAATTACTTTCTTTTGAATACTTGCTTTACCAAATTTCTTAATATATTGTATTGCTTCTTTTTTATCATAAGTTACTAATCTTGCGGTTCCTGCCCATCCCATAACAACATCTCCTACAGCATTTACTCTATCATGTCCAACATAAAAAGCACCTTTAGGATATAAGAAACCGCCTGGCTCTGGGCCAATAACAGTCATATACACCGCTGTAGGTTTTTGATGTTCATCATGAATTCGACCATCTGGACCCTTTATGTTTCCGGAATTTACTCCTGAATAGGTATCATCCATATAAAGAAATTCCGCATATGCATACTTTGGAGAGCCATGTAATGAATACTTTGCTAAATCACCCGCAGAATATTTGGTAATATCCTTGGGCGGTTTCGGCATTTCATCACCTTCCCACTTCTTTGCTTCTTTTAAATGTTGTGTAAATGATTTCATTTTCCTAATTCCTTTTTAGCAACTTGTCGTGTGTATGCTTCTAACTCTATAGGTGCATCCCACATTTTTGTTTTCCATCCCTTAGACTCAGCAAACTCTATCAATTCTTCTTGTTCTTGTGACAAAGAATTCTCACCTCTTAATAGTTTTAGTTTAAAGAAATGAGCAGTCTTAACTTTAATGTTATTGACTACTTGTTCATCCCATGAATAATCGGTTGACCTCTTCTTTGCATAACTCAACATGACATCCTCAAATGTTTTGATGTTTTTCTTGATAACCTTTTCCATTCCATCCATGTAATCTTTTATTATCAGACTCATAGTCTTACCGTCAACTTTTCTCTTAGCCATTGACCAAAGTTGAAATACTGTTGAATAATCTTGAAACTCACCTCTTGCAAGGTATTTCGAAACTAAAGGTGCGAAAAAGCTTTCAATATCTCTCAGTACTTTACTAAAATTTGTGTATCTAGAAGTTTCTTCAAGATCCCTTATAGATGTCCACCTTCTACCACTCTTGTCTAAATGACTCATCACATCACCTTTAGCAGATAGAAGAACATCTGCATCCATCTCTAATACTGAATGAACACCACCTTGAGTTGCAACACCAATTTCCATATATCTAGATTGCATTTCAAAAAATGCAGATATTTGACTTTTCTTTCCTTGAAGTTTTGCTACCTTCTTAACACCTTTTTCATCCGTTGTATGAAATACTGTTGCTCTGAGTGTGTCAGGCCAAATTCTTTTATACATAGATGAGGATATAGGAATCATCACTTGATTATACTCCGATATTCTTGGAAGGAATATCAAATCTGATAAACTAGTTCCTCTTTCTATCAAATATCGTTTAAATGATTTCATAACTTGAGACTCAGGTTTTTTCTTGAAATATAATCTGCCAAATCCCCACTATCTGAATATGTTTTAAATGGAAATCCTTCTATATTTGTGTCACCTTCAAAATCGTCTGCGAATTCCCAACCAACATGAATCGTTACTATTTTAATATTATTAACTACTATTTCATCCCATTCTGCAACCTCTCCACTATCTGGATCTGGTTCTAATACTCGTTTTTTGGCATAATCTAAAAGTACCGAGCTCAATTTTGCGGAATGCCTCTTCATAACCTTTTCCATACCATCAATGTAATCTTTGATAATACTAGATAAGATTTTACCTTCGTTTGCATATTCTTTTTTAAGAGCCATCCAAGACTTATTAACATTCGGCATAAATTGTGGATCATCTGCATATTGCATAATAATCTCTATCATCATTTCACTTATATCATTTTCTATTCCTTTAAGTTTTGAGCCACCTCCAATACCATTACCGCCATGCTGTAAATCAATCGGATTAAGAAGTGTACTCAAAGTCAACCACCTTCTTCCTGTTTTGTCGGGTTGACTTGAAATATCATCTGGTGCAGCTGCAAGAATATCACCTATCAATTCTACAACATATCCACCTTCTGTTGCGACTCCATCATCAATAGCTCTAGCAGTTATATTGAAAAATGATGAAATTGATTTTTTCGATCCTTGTAATCTTTTCAATTTTTTAATACCAGCATAATCAGTCAAATGAAATGCTGTTGTACGAGGCGTTTTGGGCCATATCCTTTTAAGAATTGAAGGAGATAATGGAATCATTACATCCATCAATCCAGCTCTTCGCAAATCAAACAACATGGTAGACAAACTTTCAGTCCATTTTGGTGCCTCTTGTAAATATCCTTTAAATGATTTCATCTTATACACCACCCATTTCTCCACGAGCGGCGGAGTCCACTTTATCTTGACTCTTTGCCCACTTCTGAGCCTGTGCTTTGTTCTTAAACCCACTAGAAACTGGCATCCATTTGTTGCTCCCCACATGACCCATTGCATACCATTTCTTGTCGCTCGGGTTCTTGGAAACAATATACTTGGAATTTGCTTCTTCTAGATGTTGTTTAAAAGATTTCATTATGATAATACACTCGGATGATCTTTTCTAGTTAACCTAAGTTTCTTATGAAGTTTCGTAGTTTTAGTCGCCCAAGAATCATCACCATGTACACTAGGTGGTGACATTGTTGGTGTTTTTCCTTTTTTGTGCATCTTCATCCAGAGATCATTATATCGTTCTTGTTCTCTTTTAGACCACCCTCCTCTGCCGGACGATTTCATACCAAGGTCTTGTAATTCTTGTTCTTCTTCATCTTCTGGTTCTTTTTTAGAAAACCACCCTTCGTGAAAGCCTTTAAATGTTTTCATTTGATAACCTTTCCTAAATTTTTATAGAGACCTAATAACTTTCTTTGATCATTCTTTTTAATAGCACCAATCATTTTAGAAGTAATATCTCGTATTAGTACTACTAAATTGTCATCTGTTCCTTCTTCAACACTATTATGTAATTTGTGACCACCTGATGTTGCTGCTTGGTGTGCCTTCTTAGACCACATACTTTTTTTTGATTTTTTAGTTGTAGTTTTACATAATTTTTTATGTCTATCACGCATCACCTTAGATTTTAATTTGTCTATTGGAATACTACACATATCACCATTCTTTTCATCAAGAAGGGCTACATCAAGAGCCAACTTTTGTTCACTTGATCTCTCATATAATAATTCATTCGTTTCTTTAAATTTCTTCATTTACTTATCCCAATTTTTTGCAGCATTAAAGTTCTGCATTGAAAATTCCATTCGGTCAACTAACTTGACTGCTCCACCCTTGAGGCTGTCTATAGCAACAAATCCTTCTGGTGCGGTTACTCTAAATCCTGTAGATGTTTTCATCAAAGTTTTTATAGATTTGACTTTCTCTAACTTACGAATAATTAATAGTTTTGCGTCAATTAATAAATTTTGCATCGTAAATATTTTGACAAATTCACTAGCATTGCTCCTAAGAAATCCAACATATTTATCCATCACTACTTTCTTCTCTTTTTTTGTTTTTTCTCTTTTTACTTTATCAATATCTGCTTTCAACTTGTCATATACAAATGCAATCAACCCTGCTGTATGATTTCTTACATTTGTTATTTTTTGTCCTTGTCTTACCATCTTATTAGTATATGCTTTTACGAATTCACCTGTTTGAGAGTCATTTGCAATCATTCCTAAAACATGAGAATCTAACTGTTGAAATAACCTTCCTGCATCACTCAGTATATTAGTAACATCTCCCGTTTCTTTTTTTGTCATAGTAGCACTTCCAGATGTATCTTGAAATTTTGCATCTGCTTGCCATATTGAACTAGTTTCTCTAAACGCTCCTGAACTTACACCAAAAGAGGCGGTCATGTCTTCCATCGTATCACCACTATAAGTGGTGTGCCATACGATTCCCATAGTAGAAGACAAGATTTTGGCCGCCAATTTAGATTTTCTCGGTATAGCATAAACAATAGTATTCGGTTGAAAAGTAATATAAGATTCTCCATCAATCGTTTCAGTTTTTAAATCATCTCTTGTGTACATCATATCACCCTGCAAAACCTTTTTTATGTTTGCTTTGGGTAATTCATTAAATGCAACTTGAAGTTTTGATGCCAATCCTCCAGAATGATTTGAATTTATATCTTTTACAGTATAATTTATCTTTGCATTCTTAGCAAATACTCCTTTAGTTCCAACAAAAAATCGGTCATTCTCTGGATTAATACCAGCAAATACTGCGGGGGCTCCATCCCATTTTACTGTAACATTTACAGAGGATGAAGCATTGCCCGCTAACATATCACGTAAACCTTGAAGGAAGTTTAATGCTCCCCTTGTTCCAGCTACTCCACCATTTAATATCTCATCTTCAAGGTGCTCCATGTGGAGATTCTTTTGTTCAGTTAGGAATGAAGCAAATGCAAAAGCCATTATTTCTTCCTTTTAAAATTCTGAAAAGATTTTATTTTTGGCTCTTCCATTAAATTTCCTTGAGACTTTAACTTTTTTTCATCTACTTTTACATTAAGTTTTTTAATACCCTCAACATCACCTGCTAAATAAAGATCAAATACCGTTCTTTGAAATCCTTTTTCTGTTTTAGCTCGACCACGAACTTCATCGCCTCCAATTAATAACATCGCATCTTGCCATCCATCTTTATATTTTTGTCTATTTTTATATGGTTGTGCTGCCATTTTTCCTAAAAAACCTCGATAAAACTTATCTGTTCCAGAAATTTGAACGGATCTTCTACCACTTGGATCTAATACACCTCTAGGTAATCCCATTGCCATTAAAGTTCTTTTACCTATCTTCGATTTTAATTTCTTAACCTTTTTCACATCGTCTGGATCGGTAACAGCTCCACCCTCTCCCAATAAACTCTCTTTTATATTAGCATATTTCTCGTCTTCTAATCTAAAATGCTCTTCCAATACATCAGGTGTTACATTTTCTCCTAACGTGGCATCGGCCACCTTAGGAGTTCCAGCATCAGTTTTTGCAATATTAGGATCATCAGGATTAGTTGTTTCGCCTCCACCTTTCACTTTATATCGTATATCCCCCTGTAAACTTAGTGCAACCTGTTCAGCAGTAGTAGTTACTTCATTTGCTGCTTTGAAACCCTTAGCTAAAGCCTTAAAATCATCTTCAGATTTATCATTCAAAGTATCCACTTCGCCTTTAAAAAAATCCTTCATGTTCATGTCTTTTTTCTTCTGATTTGCTCTTGAAGAACACATAACTTGATTCGCCTCATGTTCTCTATTCGCATAATCTTCTCCTGTGGGTTCTCCTTTATCTTTATTTTGAAATCCAACTACATGCTCTAAATCCATTTCTTCAATATCTAAAGGTAGTCCGGTATATGCATCTATACCCCCCTGTTCCAAATATATTCTCCAACACACTTTAGCTCTTTCAGTAGTTCCTGTATTTCCTCTTACCGCCTCTCCTTTTCCAGCGTCATCCTTTTGAATATTTGGATCATTTACATCGGATGTAGTATATGTCTTGCCCCCTGAAACAGCTTTATACCCTAGAAAATGACCACCACCTTTATCTGCATCATCACCAGCCCTACCTTTTCTTTTTAATGCCTCCCTTAATGATTCTGGAAGAGCTTCATATGAAGCATCAACAAATTCTTCTGTTACTTTATGTGGTCTTACCGATCTTACATATTCTTCTACTTTTTCTGGTATAGCATCATCATATCCTGCAATCAATGTTTCCTTGTTCTTATTTAATTGATCCCTATCCAACATTCCAAGATTATTTTTACCTATTCCACTATTATTTCGACCTGTATAAAGAAATCCTACTGTTTGTAATAATGCTGCTCTATCTTTATAACTTCCATCAAGTGTTTTGATACTTTCTCTTACATTTTCAAGAGCTGCTACTTGTTTTGCTGTTTCCTTACCTTCTTCTTTCCAATGGGCACGAGCCTCAAGATCAGAAATTCGTTCATCCGCATTCATAATCTTAGAAACTTTATCATTTATTAACTTGTCTTTAAGTTTTTCTCCTGAAAGTTTTTCTGGTTCCGCTTGTTTGGGTTTATCTGATTTTGGTTCCGCTTGTTTGGGTTTATCTGTCGTTGGTTCAGCTTGTTTGGGTTTATCTGATTTTGGTTCATCTTCACTACCAACAGCTACTAATTTACCATCGACAGATTTAGCTACAGTTCGGCCGCCTTTTTCTTTTGCATAAGCACCGCCACCTTTACTTACTAATCCGTCCTTTTTAGCTTGATCCGACGCTGCAGATTCAGAAATATAATCAACTAATGTCTTCATCTATTACCCCTAGTTTGAATAGAATTTACTGATATATTTATAATACTACACACCTTTAAGATGCTTCAGGTTCTGGTGGGTCTTGCTGTACGGCTTTGAGAAATACATCTTTATGGAGTTCATGCCAGCCTTCGCAAGTGTCTTCTTCGACTATATCAGCAAAAAAATTGCCATATTGGTCTTCCATTACGTAAACTGCTTCACCAAAATGTATGCTTTGATCTGTAATAAACAATACGTGGATCATTAATCCCATATCAGGATAAATGTAGTATTGATCAGGTACAAATGTCTTGAGGGTGGAAACTTTGCGGGATTTTTCTTCCTTTTTCCTTCGTTCTTTTCTATCAAATTTATATTTGTTTAAATAAACTATGTTATCATTCAAATTTAAACTCCCCAAAATCTTTTTTCGTTTTCTTTGAAGGTGTATCAAATACTGGGACATCTTCTATTTCTTCTTTACCAGTATCTACTAAATCTGACTGTGAAGCATCTCCTAAGTCAATAAGTCTCATTTTTGCTCTATCAACTCCAACTAAAAATTTCTTATTACTAGTAAGATCACTATACCGATTTTTTAATTGTTTGATTAACATTTGTCCTGCTTCTTCTAAGTTTTCATTACTAATAAGAGCAAACATAAAATCTGCGGTTGCTGGAAGTCCAAAACTTTCACTAGTATCTTCAAGACCAACATCTGTATTTTGAAACCCTGCCCTATTCGTTTGAGTAGCAGACATAATAGGAACATCAAATTCTACAGCCAATCCTCTAAGTTCTTCTGCTATTGATTTAATATAACTGTAAGAGTTTACATATTGTCCTGGTCTAATTCTTGAAGAAGAACATATATTAATATAATCAACAAAAATTATATCTGGTTTGAAATTTCTCTTGAGATTTAGTTCATTCAATAATGCTCTAAAATGATTTGTACTTGCTGCAGCTGTAGGATATTCCTTAATAATCAATCTACCTTTAACTGTACTCTTAAGGTCTTCTATTTTCTTTTCATACATCTTTTTAGGTAAACTGATCAAATCATCTAATCGAATATTTAACAAATTTGCGTCTATTCTTTCCGCAATTCGTTCTTCTGACATTTCTAATGTAATATACAAAACATTATTACCCTGTGATAAAGCACTGGAACTAACATGACACATAAACAGAGATTTACCAACACCTGTTCCCGCAAGAGCAATGTTTAATGTTTTAGAAGATAGTCCGCCTTGTGTTATTTTATTGAAGAATTCAAGATCAAAGGGGATTTTCTTTTCCACTCTATGATAGAATGCATACCGATCATCAGAATCCAAAAGGTAATCATGGCCGACATGAGGATCAAAATTAACAGAAAGAGCATCGGTAAGCAACTCAGGAATAGCACCTTTGCCAGACTCAGATTTTTCGGGTTCATCCAATATTTTAATTGACTTGACAACGGCATTGTATATTGCTTTGTCTTGACAGAATTTTTCTGTTGTTTCCAATAACCATTGAATATCCGGTTGTTCATTGTCCTGCTCCTCTACATAAGTTAATAACTCCGTTACATCCTCAAATTCTTCATTTCTTAATGATGTACCATCTAATTCAATAACTAATGCTTCTTTAGTAGGTAAATTATTATATTTATTAACAAAAGTATCTATTTGTTCATATAACAACTTATCTGCATGTTCTACAAAATATTCTTTATCGAGAAATGGTAAAACCTTTCTCGTATATTCTTCATTATGTAGTAGATTTTTTAGTATTATTGTCTCTATCCGCTGCTGCATGTTTATCCATTTGTGTTTGTATAATTTCTATTACCCATTCGCCCAATCGTTTTTCAAATGCTTTACCTTCGTTTTCATCAATTTCCATTCCTACATCATGTGGCGGCACTTCAATTTCATATTCATATTGACAAGCTATATCATCTCCCGTCAATTCCTGTTCTACTAATTTAAATGTTGTATATCTAACTACTGCACCATCAAATGGTGAATCATCCTGTACTACTATACACAAAGATTTATCTTCTGGATCATTTGGATTAGAACATTCTTTATATGGTTTATTCATTTTTGAATTCTTCCTCATCGTTTACCATGAAAATTCGTAAATTATCAATTAGGTCTTGATGTTTTTTTTCTAAAGTTTCCACCCTTTTTTCTAAAGCTTCAAACCTTTTGGGGTGCATTAAAAATTTATCCTTATCTTCATCTTCCATCTATATCCTCCGGCCAAGTGTATCTCGATACGTCCATTGAACGTTTT